ACATTTAATCAAAGAAGGTGATGCAGAACACGGACAACCCGCTGGAACTCCAGTGAGTCAAGAAACTGTAGATGCATACTATGAAGATGACTTCGACAAACATGTCGATGAAGCAATTCATGTATTTGAATCAAAAGGTGGAGAGAATTTCTATGACCTTCCCGAAGACATTCAACACGTTCTAGTCAACATGACATTCAACTTAGGCGGAAGTCGTTTTGGTAAGTTCAACAACATGTGGAAAGGTGTTGTATCTGAAGACTGGGAAAAGGTTGCAGTAGAAATGGAAGACTCTAAGTGGTTCGGACAAGTTGGTAGACGTTCAATAGAACTACAGGAACTTGTTAGAAATGTTAAATAAAGAAATTCGTGCAGTAAAATTAATCGGTGGTGAAATCATCATGGGTTTCTGTACTGAAAAAAAACTAAGTAATAAACTCTTAATAGAAGAAGCACAAGAGTTATTAGTTCAAATCATTGACGGTAAAATGGAAGTAGAACTTGCACCATGGCTACCTTTTGCAATGGAGTACAACTTTGAAGTTAGTAAGAGTTCAATAATAACAGTATTCAAAGTAAGACCTAACTTAGAAATTAACTATAAGAAAAATACAGGGAATAAGTAATGGGAAGAGAAACATTATTAAAAGCATTGATGAGTCAGTATCAAGGTGAAATGGATGTCGCAATGGCAAATATATCAGTATATCAAAACAATCCTGCAGGTATTGGTGAACACGGCGATATCGCAGAAGCACTAGATAGTCAAATTGAAAGATATGCAAACGCAAAAGAAAAATATGATGCAGTTGGTGACATATTGGGTACCAAAACTTACGGTAAAACCACGTTGACAGAATAGACTAATTGTAGTATACTTACTACATGGATTTCTATACAAATGTCTGCCGAACCCGTGATAAGATTCTAATCACTGGGTATCAAGGAAACAAAAAACAAAAACTCTCGGTCGCATACAGACCAAAACATTTCGTCCCTTCAAAGAAAGGTGATACTGCACATAGGTCATTAGATGGAAAACCACTTGAAGTTGTTGAACTCAACTCAATGGGTGGTGCAAGAAAGTTCAGAGAACAGTATGCAGGAACACAAGGATTTGAAATCCATGGATACGATAGATACATCTACACTTACATTGCAGACAAATGGCCAACAGAAGTTGAGTGGGATTACAATAAAGTTAGAATTGCAACACTTGATATTGAGTGTGAGTCCGAGAATGGATTCCCCGAACCTTCCCTTGCACAAGAAAAAGTCAATGCAATAACAATCAAACCATTCAGACACAATGCACATACCTTTGGTATTGGTAGTTGGGATGAGTGTCCTAAGAACGTTGTTTACTATGAGTGTAAAGATGAAGCACACCTATTAGAGGAGTTCATCAAACACTGGAGAAAAGCATCTTACGATATCATTACAGGTTGGAACGTAGATTCATTTGATATTACGTATCTTTGTAATCGTATTGATAGATTGTTTGGTGAAGACCAACATAAAAGATTATCTCCTTGGAACATGTCAGATGTTAGAGAATACACCACACACGGATATCAGAAGAACCAACAATACACTTTATATGGAGTTAATGTTGTTGACTATATGTCCATGTATAAACAAAGAACATTTGTCAATCAAGAATCATACTCACTGAATCACATATCTCATGTTGAGTTGGGTTCTGCAAAGTTAGATTATTCAGAACATGGTTCACTACATGGTTTATATAAGAATGACTATTCTAAGTATCTTGCATATAATGTACAGGACGTAGTTCTCGTAGAAGAACTAGAAGAGAAACTTGGACTTATGGAATTGACCATGACCATGGCTTATGATGCAAAGTGTAATTACTCAGATACTTTTGGAATGGTAAAATACTGGGAAACTATTATTTATAACTTCCTTAAGAAACAGAACATACAAACACCACCACAAAGACTTAAACAACAAAACAAAACACATTCTATTGTTGGTGCATATGTTAAAGAACCTCTTGTAGGAAAACATGATTGGGTCATGTCATTTGATTTGAACTCACTCTACCCACATTTGATTATGCAGTTTAATATTTCCCCCGAGACTATGGTCAAGGGTGGTGCAAGAATGGATGTCAATGTTCAGTCTATGTTAGATGGTGAGTCCGACCTTTCTTCATTAAAGAAAACTAATAGAACGGTTGCACCAAATGGCGTTATGTTCAGTAGAGAGAAACAAGGATTCCTTCCCGAACTTATGGAAACATTTTATGACGAACGTAAGATGTGGAAGAAGAAGATGATTGCATATCAACAAGAGAAAGAAGTTTGTAAAGACCCTAAACGAAAGAAAGAATTAGAGAGTCTTATCAAACGTGCATACAACAACCAACAGGTTAGAAAGATTGCACTTAACTCTGCATATGGGGCTCTTGCAAATCAATACTTTGCATTCTTTGACCCTAACCTTGCAGAAGGTATTACTATGTCGGGTCAGTATGTTATTAAGACTGCAGAGAAGACTATCAATAACTGGATGAACAAAGTTCTTTCAACAGAAGATGAAGACTATGTGATTGCAATGGATACCGATTCAGTCTACATCACTTTTGATAAACTAGTATCACAAGTGTTTCCCGAAGACACCGACAAGAACAAAATTATCGACTTCCTTGATACTATCGGAAGAGACAAAGTAGAAGATGTGTTGACTAAGGGATATGACCATCTTGCAGATTACACTAACGCATTCCAACAGAAGATGGAGATGGGTAGAGAGATTATTGCAGACCGTGGAATATGGACTGCAAAGAAACGATACATTCTAAATGTTTATGATAACGAGGGTGTCAGATACGAGACTCCCAAACTTAAGATGATGGGTATTGAGACTGCAAAGTCCAGTACACCACAATGGGTCAGAGGTAGACTTACTGATGCATTCAAAGTTGTTATGAACGGAACAGAACACGAACTATGGGATTTCGTAGAGACTGCACGAAAGGATTTTAGAAACCTTCCAGTTGAAAAAATGAGTTCACCAAGAGGTTGTAATAACCTTGAACAGTATTCAGACCCAAACCACATATACGGTAAAGGAACACCCATACACGTACGAGGTGCTTTACTTTACAATCACCAACTTAAGAAGTTAAACATAGATAAACGATACGAGAATATCAGAAGTGGAAACAAGATTCTCTTTACCTATCTCAAACTACCTAACAAGTTAAATGAGAATGTGATATCTTACTCAAATGTTTTACCAAGAGAATTAGAATTACAAAACTATATTGATTACGACAAACAATTTGATAAATCATTCATAGAACCATTGACTGTAGTTATTAGTAAGATTGGTTGGAATACCGAACCAGTTGCAAGTCTAGATTCATTCTTCTAAATACAAGTATGAAAGCATTTGTTATTACAGTTGACCACCCAAAATCTCATGAGAGTGCTGATAAATGTATAGAGTCTTGTGCAAAACAAGGTATACATGTAGAGAAGTTTAATGCAATAACTCCTAAAGATAATCCTAGAGAAATAATAAAAAACATTACAGGAAACACTAAAGGTATGATGTTTGATTTTGAACCCTTTCCCGAGAGAGTTGCGGCCTGTTTTGCTTCTCAACTTACACTATGGGATAAGTGTTCAAAGGATGTGGAACCATATCTGATATTAGAACATGATGCAGTATTAGAACTACCCTTCCCACATGACTTAGAGTTTGATAGGTGTATTACACTTGGTAGACCTAGTTGGGGTACTCATTTAGATTCACCACAAACTTTATCAAAAAAATATAACGAAGGTGTTAATAAATTGAAAAGTCATTGTTTTATTGGCAATCATGCGATATTAATAAAACCCGAAGGTGCAAGAGATATTATAGAAAAAGCAGGAATAGTTTCAGTAGAACCTGCAGATACTTTTCTTTCAAATCATTACTTCACATTTTTAGAAGAATACTTTCCATGGCCTTTTGTAGTTAGAGAAACATTTTCTATGATTCAAGGAGATGCAAGTGGAGTTGGCAAAGCAAATACACTTCATGTAAAAAACAATATTGATTTATGGACATATGAGGTAATAGACCCCGATGAAAACATTCATAATAACAATTAAAGGACACCCTTTATCAGAAAAGGAATCTAGAGAGTGTATAGAATCTGCAAAAAGGTTTTATAAACATGATATAGAAGTCTTTGATGCAATTACACCTAATGGTGGATATGACCACATATTAGGTGACAGACCAAATATATTTGATAAGTATCCTAGACCCGATAGAGTTGCGGCTTGTTTTGCATCACACTATCTACTATGGAAGAAGTGTATAGAATTAGATGAACCCATTCTCATACTTGAACATGATGCAGAGTTTGTTAGTGAGTTTCCCGACATAGATTTTGATATGTGTTGCACATTTGGAGAACCAACATATTTTCAACCACAATTTATTAATTTCAATGCTCCTAAACTAGATGGATTGAATACACTTACAGATAAGAATTTTTTAGGACATCATGCATATGCAATGAAACCCGAAGCTGCAAAGATATTTGTAGATGAATGTGACACTTCAGTGTTAAGTCCAAACGATTTGTGGATGACAAAGGAACGATACCCATGGTTGCAAGAGTATAGACCTTTTCCAATTGTTGCAAAGAAGAGTGCATCTACAGTTCAAGACCAAGTATCTGAAGACATGTATGTGTATACCGACCCTAATGATTTTCATTTTGTAAATGGGACAGAAGAACAACAAACTTTTATTAAAAAGTATTATTCTCGTGCATTACTTGGCCAAGATTATACATTTGACCAAGTAGAGATATAAATACTAGTATGATTGAAGTCACAGATATTGCAATACAGAAACTAATAGAAAAGAAAGTTAGTTTTATTAGACTCGGAGTTACGGGTGGTGGTTGTGCAGGATTTGAGTACTTTATCAAAGATACTTCAGACTTTATTAACATATCAGATAAACTTATAGATTTTGGAAAGTTCACTGTAGTAGTAGATGAAGAGTCTCAACCGTATCTAAGTGGCTCTACATTAGATTGGGTCAACGAAGGGTTAAATGAGTTTTTTAGAATTGTAAACCCAAAGGAAGAATCCGTTTGTGGTTGTGGTATTTCAGTGCAGTTTAAAACCGTATAAATAAAACTATGTATGAATATAAAGTAAGTGTAGTTAAAGTAGTAGACGGCGATACAGTAGATGTAGATATCGACTTGGGATTTGGAATGGTTTATAAAAAACAACGTGTAAGAATGTTGGGAATTGATACGCCAGAATCTAGAACAAGAGATAAAGTTGAGAAGTTATTCGGTAAGGCTTCTAAGAAACACTTAAAACACTTATTAGAAGATGCAATGAGTATAACTCTTGTATCACATGATAAAGGAAAGTTTGGAAGAATATTAGGTGAGTTATTCACACATTATGATGAAGAACATCCTGTTTTTGAAACTAAAGTAAATGTTAATCAACAAATGATTACAGATTGTCATGCAGTTCCTTACACTGGAGAAAACAAAGACTTAGTTGAACAACAACACTTAGATAATAGAACAGTTGTTATGGAAACTGGGTATGTTACTCAAGAACAGATAGATAAAGTATCATGATTGTCGGTGCATTAGATTGTTTCTATATAGTATCAATTGCTGTCATATTTGGATTCATTATTCAAGTGGAAATGCAAATCAAACAAATCAAAACTATGATGGAAGAACACATTAAGTTTGACTGCATAGACGACCACAAGAAAAAATAAAAAAACCCCTTTACAATTAAACCTCTTTGTTGTATACTTAAGTATACATTTATGAGGAGTGTTTAATATGTCATTTTTAAAAGATTTAGTAAAAGCATCGGGAAACGAATATGCAAATATAGTTTCAGACGGTGTTGCAGCTGGAGATGTAGACTCGTTTATTGATACGGGTTCTCACATTTTCAATGCACTATTAAGTGGTTCACTATACGGTGGACTTCCTTCAAACAAGATTACTGCAATTGCAGGTGAGTCGGCAACGGGTAAAACCTTTTTTGCACTAGGTATGGTAAAACAGTTCCTAGAAGACCACAAAGATGCAGCTGTAATCTATTTCGAATCTGAATCTGCAATATCGAAAGATATGATTGAATCAAGAGGAATAGACTCAAAAAGAGTTGTTATTGTTCCTGTTGTGACAGTGCAAGAGTTCAGAAATCAAGCAATCAGTATACTGGATAAGTATGCAGAAACCCCCAAAGACAAACGTCCACCTATGATGTTCTGTTTAGATTCACTTGGTATGTTATCAACAACCAAAGAAATCGAAGACACTGCAGAAGGTAAAGAGACCAAAGATATGACGAGGGCACAAATAACCAAAGGTGCATTCAGAGTTCTTACTCTTAAACTTGGACGAGTCGGTGTTCCTATGATTGTTACAAATCACACATATGATGTGATTGGTTCTATGTTCCCTCAAAAGGAAATGGGTGGAGGTAGTGGACTCAAGTACGCTGCATCATCAATTATCTATCTTTCTAAAAGGAAAGAGAAGGAAGGAACAGAAATCGTTGGTAATATCATCCACTGTAAGAACGCAAAGTCAAGATTGACTGTTGAGAACAGAGTGGTTGATGTAAGGTTATCATACGAAAAAGGATTAGACAGGTACTATGGTCTATTAGATATGGCACTTGCCCTTGGAGTATTTGAGAAATCAAGTACAAGAGTTAAACTCCCAAATGGTAAGACCGAATTTGGTAA